AGGGCGTTCTGTTCGTCGTGGTTTTTAAAGGCGGCAAACACGGCTGCATTTTCCTGCAGGGCTGTTGCCAAAGCTGCATATTCGTAAGTCGTGCTCATGCTTACCCCGGCGGCCCTCATGGCATTCAGCAGGCTGTTAAAATTCATTTCCCATATTGCAGGGTCGATTCCTTCAACACCTTTGTAAAACCGGCGCAGCCATTGTTCCAGTTCGTCGGGTTCGGTGGCGGCAACAATGGTTGCTGGTTGCTTGTTGCTTGTTGCTGGTTGCTTGTTGCTTGTTACTTGTTTCTGGAACTGCCTACTGCCTACTGCCACTTTTTCACCTTTTTTTTTATCACCGGTTCCTCCCTGCTCCTGGCTGCTCCCGTCGTTATCATCGTCGCCTTCGCCTATGCCTTTGCCTTCTGTTGGTTTCACCGGGTCAAGCTCTGTAAACCTTATCGTGTCGCCTTCCTTTAAGGCATAGCCAAATTTTTGAAGGAACGGGAAAAGCTGGTAATTGATGGTATTGGTATAGCGTCGCAGCCTGGCACTGTGGAAATCGTTTAAAATACGTTCGTGCACTTCGGCGCTGCCAACATAAGCCTGCTCATCGCTGGTTCCGGTTTGCCCGTTTATCAGTTTGGCAATTTCCTGGTTAGCCAGTTCAATGTGCTTTTGAAATAACAGGTAACCGTTGCCGCCTGCCGACGATTCAACGGTCTGCACTTCATCGTCGAGCGTGGTTATCATATACGCATTGTGGCCAAAGGCTGCCGCTGCATTTTGCCGGGCCGTAAGTTCAGCGCCTTCTGCATCGGTTTTCATTATCAGCCTGGGGCTTCCCCACTTTTCGCCTAACTCGCTCCAGTCGCGGCGGGCAAAAGTTTTCCAGATTACCTCGCGGCTTATCATTTCAAGCAACCCAATATCCAAAGTGTCGCCCAGTTCCAAAAGGTAATATTTTGCGGGGTTGTCGCCATAAGGTAACCCGTTGGTGTCGGTGGGGTTTACAATGATTTCCTTTTTAAACGGGTAAACATTCGAACGGGGGAAAGTTTTAACGTCGGTAAATTCGCCGTTTTTATCGAGCTGCTGAAACTCTGCCAGCGTGTAACCCCACATTTCGAAATCGAACAGAATGGAAAGGAAGCTGGTAAACCACGGCCTTTGTAAAAGCTTTGTCAGTTCGGGGCTGTCGGTTCCGTTACGACTAACCACAAACGGGGCTCCGTGCAGTTTGTTTATCGCGGTTTCATATTGCGAGCGAACCTGTGCGTCGGTCATGGCGTTGCGGTAAATTTCGTAAAGGTCGATCCACGACGGGTTGTAAGGGTCGCGGGCGGTATCGACAGCATTTCGCAGCGTGCTCATCTGCATGCTTATCCGGTACGGCTGCAGGCGGTTTACGTTGTTGCTTAACCTGGTTGTTTTTTTAGGCTGCTCGTTGCTGGTTGCTTGATTCTGGATGCTGCCCGCCCGTATGACACGGTCGGACGGGGTTGCTGGTTGTTTGCTGGTAAAATTAAATAGTTTCATCTTGTTGCTGGTTACTCGTTACTTGTTTTTAATACTGCCTACTGCTTACTGCTTACTGCCTACTAATAAAAAGGGTCATGGCTCCGCAAATCGTCGCTTCCGGATCTGAAATTGGTTTTTGTTTCGCCTGCAGAATCTTCCAGCGTGTTGAGCGTGCAATAACGGCCTTTTACAATGGCATCGATGTTTTTCAACTCCATGTTAAAGTTGTCGATAATGCGTTGCGGAATGTCATCGTCGGGCACGGTGTTGTACAGGTAGTAAGCTGTAATGTTTACCACCATGCGCAGCAGTTCGCGGTTGCGGCTGGTTGTGGTTTTTGCCAGTTCGCCATCGATGTCGTATTTATCGCGCAATGGCGACAGGTGACTTATTGCCAGTTGTTCAGCTTCAATCAGGTTTTCGTCGCCCGTTCCCTGCAGCGACAAAAGCACACCCGGCGCAAGCACCCCTTTAAAATCGTCTTCGGTTGTAAATTGCATATCAATTAAAAATTAAAAATTATTACTTGCTTCTTGCTTCTGGCTTTTGGCTTCTTGCTATTTTCCTACTGCCTACTGCTTACTATTCCCTACCACGCACTTCGCTCATGGCTGTGCCTGTAATTTCCCTGCTGCACCGGCTGCCGGTGACCGTTGTTTTTACCTATTTTGGTATTCAGCTTAAATATTGCGCCTTCAACAGCATCGGGGCCGTCGTCGTGCTGGTAGTTCGGGAACCCTAAGAACTGATTGCGCAGTTCAATCATGTGCGGGTTGCCTTTCATATCGATGTTAAACCTGATGTAACCCATATCGGTTAAAGCGGTCAGGTTTTCAATACGCACCTCTTTATCGGGCTTTGCACGTTTATCGCCTTTAATGTACAGAAAGCCCTCGTTTTGTTCACCAAAACGCCAATACTCTTCGAGCATTAAATCCTGGATAAAATTGGCTTCCATCCAGTGGGTGCAGTTTACTTTCGTAGGTATAAACGAAGCGATGGTGTAATGTGCCTTTACCATTTCGGGTGTTGAACATTGCTGCATAAAGCAGTCGATAATATCGAAGTACCGCCCGGAGCGGCCAACCATTACAATCCCTTTACAGTCGGAGTGTTCGCTCTTTTTATAACTGGGGTCGTTGTAGGTGCAAATTTTATCGTATTGCGAAAGCTGCAGGCATTTCACCCACGGAAGGTTTATTTCTTTAAACACGCCGCCTTCAACCACGTGCTCATGGAAAAACTCGCGCAAACCAATCCGCCACCCCTGGCGTTTCATTTTGGTTTCAAGCTGTTCGCGGGTAAAATTTTCTTTCCAGGCGGGTACACCTTTCGGGCTTAAGTCCTTTTTCCGTGTTCGCGGGTTTTCAACGGCGTAAACTTTGGAGTGGTACAAGCCTTGTCGCTTCGGGTCGTCGGGTTCAATATCTCCGGCAATGTGTGCCAGTATGCTCTGTTTGTGGATTCGGTTTCCAACAACCAGCAACCGGCTGCCCTTGTTTGGCATCGCCCCGTAAAAGTCGCCCAGAATCCAGTCAACAACCTCTTTAACGCGCTCGGTGTTTCGCACAATTACAGCATCGTCAACATCGTCGATAACGCCATAATTCGGGCGTTTGTCGCTTTTACGGGTTCCCCTGGGACTTTGACCCCGGCCAAACGCCCAGAAGCCCACACCATCGGCGGTAACAAAATAACCATCCTGCCAGTTGCCCAGGCTGTACTGTTCGCCAAAGTCGTGGATGAAACGTTTGTTAAACATCAGTTCAGCCTGGATGTCGCCAAGCAATGTAGATGCCTTTTTTTCACTCGCACTTGCTACCATCATTCCGGTGAGTTCACCCCGTGCTTTGAGAAATAAAGGCAGTATTACATCGTAAATTATCGACTTTGCATGTTCGCGTGGGTACTCCATCAGCGCGAAGCAGTCGGGATGGTCGATTACATAACGGGTGTCTTTTTTGTGGAAATAGCCAAATTCTGAACTTGCCAGGTGGCCACAGTAGTATTTTGCAAAAGCCACAAAATCGGAAAGCAGTTCCTTAACCCTGAAAATCTTCTGGCTTTCGGTTTCGGCGGCAATGGGAATGCTGCGCTGAATGTTTTCTTTTTCGAGCAGCCACGCCTGGTATTCGCGCTTTGCTTTTATGTCCCAGCGGTCGCTCATTGCAACGATTTGCGTTTGATGTTAATATAGGTATCGATGTGTGGAACGATTTCTTTGGCGGCTTCCAGGTCTTCATCCTTCAGCCAGTTCGAAAACTCCCGGAGGATTCGAACGATTGCCGACCAGTCAAGCTCTTTACCTTTAATAGTGGTAAACAGCTTTTGCAGCGCGTCGATTTCGCCCTTTGGAATAAGCGCGGCTTTCAGTTCGTCCATGCTTATGTCGTCAAGGTTCTCCGGAAGGCCGTCGCCCAGCTTCTGGCTTATCATACGGATTATACGGCTCTGGTGTGCCAGGGCTGTAAGTGCGTCCTCTTCGGCTGTATTCTTTCGCAGGTCGTGGTCTAAGCGTTTACGCCGCAATTGTTTGTTTACAACAATTTTACTGATAGTTGTTTCAGAAATGTGCAGCAGCTTGGAAATTTCCTTTTGCTCAATGCCTTGTTTAAAAAGCAACTCAACTGCCGAATTTTTTGATACTGAAGCCATGATATTATTTATCAAATTCAGTTCAAAATAACTTTAAATGTATAGATATACAAAAAATATACGAAACTATTGCATAAATAAAAGCAAGCCTTTCCCCTTTGTTTGTAGGGTTTATAAAAGATTCTCAATTTTGTAAAAGAATATTTATGCAAAAAAGCATGGAATTAAAATTTGCCAAAATAGTTAATCGCGAAAAGAAACAGGTTGAAATGTTTCTGTACGGAACCATCGGCGAACCTGAAGGCGTAAACGGTCACTGGTTTGCCCGCGAAATGAACTGGCTGGCGAAGGAATACGACGAAATAAAGGTCAGAATAAACAGCAACGGGGGGAATATAACGGAGGGGCTTAGCATCGTTTCAGAAATGATGGCCTCTCCGGCTTATATAGTTGCCCAGGTTGACGGCATTGCAGCCAGTATGGCGGCAGTTATTCTTGCAGCAGCCGACAGGGTTACGATGAATGATTATGCAAAAATAATGATTCACTCGCCCTATTATGTTGACGAAGACGGCAATGCAATAAAAGACCTTAACGCCAAAGACAAGAAAAGCCTGGCAATGGCAAAGCAAACCCTGGGCGAACTGTTAGGCAAACGCGGCATTACTGCCGAAGCCGTTGCCGGTATGATGAAAACAGATACCTGGTACACATCGGCCGAAGCACAAACTGCCGGGCTGGTTGACGAGGTAATTGTAACGGGCCGTAAAGAGCTGGCCGCCGTTGAACCGCTTCGCCTGGTAGCTATGATCGAAAAGGAAAGTTTCACTAAAAATAATAAAATGGAAAAAATCATCGCGAAACTCGGTCTGCCGGAAGGCTCAACCGAGGATGCCGTTGTTGCCGCAATTGAAAAATTAGGCGCTCCGGCTGACAGCACAAAGGTGCTGGTTGACAAGATGGTGGAAGCCGGTAAAAAGAACGGGCGCATTACTGAGCAGAACGAAGCCCGTGTCCGCAAGCTGGCAGAAACCGATATGGAAATGTTTGCCGAGTTTATCGGCTTCGAAGCAAAACCCGCTGACGACGGTGTTCGTTTGAGCGAAGTGATTGCTGAACTGAAAAAAGGCCAGGGCCCTGTTGCCGGAACTGAAAAAGATTTCGACTGGTACCAGAAAAACGACCCGGAAGCCCTTGCAAAACTCGAAGTAAAGGAGCCCGAAAAGTTCAAAAAACTTTTGGATGCCTACAACGCAAAGTATGTTTAATCATAAAACAGCATAAGAAATGGCAAAAGTAAAATGGCCTTTTGGTGAAGCTACAACGCTCACCCTTTCGGCAACAGGAAATCAGGCGTTGACAATCGACAACGACTTCACCATTGTTGACGGAGTAACAACCGAAGCAACAGGAAACCGCACACTGAACCTCACCATCGACTCAGAAGTTGGCGTTGGTGCAATGATGCTTATTAAAGCAAAAACAAACGGTACCGAAACCACAATTTTTGGTACAGGTATGGCAGGCGCTACTTTAACAGGTGCCGCTGGTAAAACAAAAAACATCTTCTGTGTTTACGACGGTACAAGCTTCAAGGAAGCAGCAACCCCGGTACAGATTGACTAACCTTTAAAATTTACGACAATGGCTGAAATATCAGTAAATGTATATTCGAAAGAGATGGCAGGTTACCTGTCGCCGAATAACGCTTTTTACACAAAAGCACGTAAAATAGTTGAAGCCGCCAATGCAGCGACTTTCGACATTCCGCAACTGTCAACACCATCGAGTGTGTACAAAGGACAGCCCGATATGTTGCCTGCAAAAATCAAAATTGCAACCGACGACAAAAAGACCGGTACAATGCACCAGTTCTGGGCCGACCCGATTTTGATTACCAACGAAAGCGAAGTGGTTACCAACTACGCCAAACGCCAGCAGCACCAAATGCAGCAGGCTGCACAGATTGAAACCGCTGTTGCCAACTGGGCAGCTTATCAGTGGTGTCCAACAACTGCAGGTTTGATTGTTGCAACAACCGGAACAGCCAGGGCAACCAGCGTAACCGGTTTAACCGGCAACCGTAAAGCCGCAACCAAAGCCGACATGCTGAATGTTGCCAAAGTATTGCGCCAAAGCAATATTTTCGGGTTGCCAGGCAAAATGTACGGACTTGTTACCGAAGATGTTTATGCAGACCTTTTGGCACTGGCCGAGTTTGTTGATTACGATAAACTGGGTGTTACCAGCAAACTGGAGCTTGGAATCCTGGGCCGCATTGCCGGAATGGAAATCATGAGCCGCAACGCATCGGGCAATCACATCGGTTTTTGGATGAATGCCTCGAATGCCAAAGTTACTGCAGTAGGCACAGCAGCAACCGACAGGCCGGTAAGTATTTTCTGGCACGAAAGTTATGTTTGCTACGGAGACGCTCCGGCACAGGCAAACATCACAGCCAACGCTCCTGGTTATGTTGGAGGAACTTTGATTGAAGGTTGGAAACGCGCAGGTTTCGACATCATCAGAAGCGACGAAAAAGGAACTGTGGCCCTGGTTGAAGTGGCTTAATTCATATTGCTAATTAAAACCGGCACGGGCTCCATGCCCTGCCGGTTTCTTCCCGAAAATATTAAAAAATTAATCAATGGCAGCAAATTCAGGCGTAATACATGGTGGCGACATCATGCTCTTTGTAAACGAGGGAACAGAACAGGCCCCGGTTTGGACACCGGGCGCTCATGCCACATCCCACTCCATTTCGCACTCGATGAGCCCACGCGAAATTTCAAGCAAAGACACGGGCAGGTTCACCTTAATTAAACCAGGGAAACACGGCGTTTCTACCATTACCATCGAATCGCTTCGCTGTTATGATGGCTTCGGTTATTTCGATTTGAAAGAGTTGCTTGATGCCGACACTAAAATCGCTTTCAAGTACAGCGGACGGGCAAACGGCGACCAGCTTGAAACGGCTTACCAGGGCGGCGATCTGTACGAAAAGGGAACCGGCTACATTACAGCTCTTCAAAGCACCGACCCTCACGACAACAACGCTACCATGAGCTGCACCATCAGCATCGATGGAGCAACCACAAACGAAATTCAGGAACCAACAGTAACAGCCACACCATCGGCGCAAACCATTGCAAGCGGAGGTACAACGGCTATTGCACTCAGCAGCGATATTTCAGGAACTACATTCGCCTGGACAGTTTCGCAAAACGGTGTAACAGGTGCCAGCGGCGGAAGCGGCGCGAGCATCGCCCAAACGCTCACACGCACCGGAGCACCCGGAACGGCAACTTATACCATAACGCCAACCAGCAACACGGTGGCAGGCGATGCAATTACGGTAGTGGTAACAGTAACAGCTTAATAAGTAAAAAATGGCAAATACAGGAGTAATACACGGCGGCGACATCATGCTGTTTATCGAAACAGCGGGGCCGGTTTGGACACCGGGCGCACATGCCACATCGCATTCGATTTCGCACTCAATGAGCCCTCGCGAAATCAGCAGCAAAGACACTGGCCGATATACCAACATCAAACCAGGGAAACACGGCGTTTCAACAATTACCATCGAAGCGCTGAGGTGTTATGATGGTTTCAGCTATTTCAGTTTGAAAGCACTGATGGATAATGACACGCCGGTTGCATTCAAATACAGCGGACGCACCACGGCAGCCATTGAAGTGGCAGAGGCCAGCGGTGACAAATACGAAAGCGGAACCGGCTACATAACCGCCCTGCAAAGTACCGACCCGCACGACAACAACGCCACCATGAGCTGCACGATCAGCATCAGCGGTATAACAACCAACGGAACAGTTGGAGGCAGTTAAAAACAGTTTAAACAGCAATTAAATGGCTATTAGAACCACATTAAAAGTTGACGGGAAAGAATACCCGTTTTTCAGGACGATACGAAGCCGGGTAATGTTTGCCCGGAGCGAATTCAATACACAGCACCTTT